TTTTGTCACCACCAAAAGCAATAACAGCAACAGCTTTATTAGACTGAGAAGAGTTATAAATTAATGCACCATTAGCTGTGAAAGATGCTGAAGTAAAACTTACGTCTGCAAAATCACAAAATGCAGTTGTTCCAGATGTAGTTGGTGTAACACTTGTTAAAGTTGCACCACCTGAACTATACGCAGATCCTGATGTATTTGAAATTTCATTTGATGTTGAAAAAGCAGTTGTTCCAGCACCTAGAGAGGCATCACTTGTATATAAAGCTATTTTAAAAGTATCACCACTAGAAGCAGTAAAGTTGTGTGTACCTACTAAAATTTCTTGTTTAAAACTTGTACAAATTGCCGATGATATAGCCATAATTTTTCTCCTACGGGTTCGGTGAATTTATTGGAATACGAACAGCACCATCAGTATAGTCATCTCTTCGTCTTCTACCAATTTGTTCACTAGCGAACTTTTGTACCTCTTGTTTATATTTATTTTCATACAATGTCAACATATCCATTGGACCTTTTAAAAATGAGTATGCCTCTGACAAACAACAATACAAGAGCCCATTTGGAAAATTAAGACTAATATAATTAGTGTCATCGTTCTCCAATAATGCAGGAGCTGCATTGTAATGAACTCTAAATGAATAAGTTTGATCAGGCACTGGCGCAAACATCATTCTTCCAGAAGTAGTATCAGACTCTCCTGTTGCACCACCAAACATAGCATAATATTTAGGTTGTCCTCTTTTTGTAGAGGCCGTAGAAGAAATGTATTCCTGCAAATATGTAATGTCTTTTTTTTCTAAAAATACATTTGGTCCTGTTGTAGCCGATGTTGAGTCATAAATTTGTATAGCCCTTATGAAAACTGCTCCTGCAGGAGAGTTAATTGTCTCTTGACCAACAACTAAATTTCCTGTTTGTTGTTTTCTATCTGCATCTATTGGTACATCTCTAAAAATTCTATATTGTGCATTTAAAATAATATTTTCTAAAACACTGTCTGACAAGACAGTTGAGTCTACTTCTGTATAACTTTTAATTTGTGTTTTTAGTCCTGACGCACTTAATCCAGCCATTATTTAATTATCTCCCTACAAGTTGGACAACTTTTTTTAAATCTTAAATGTGTTGCACAGTGTTCTGGTTTAGGTTCTTTTACCTCTTCATACAAAACAAGATGAGGGTCTTGTTTTTCTGATTTAAATATATTCTTTATCCAATTCCAAATATTACTTATCATGGTGTTATAGTAACTGGACCTGCGGTCACAGTTGGTCCTCCTGCTTCTTCTGTTATACTAGGAGTTGATCCTAGTGTAAACGTATATTTATTTGTTGTAGTCACTGTTATACTAAAGCCTGAAGAATTTTCATAGCCTGTAAAAGCTACACCTCCAGGACTTCCTTGTACGTTTCTAAATCTTACTGTATCTCCTGAAGTTCTTCCATGATTATTTTCCGTTACAGTTACTGTCGTTGATGATGCTGTTGTAGAAAAAGGATTATTACCTAACATGGCAGCAACAGCTGGTTCTACTCTATCTGTTCTAACATTTCTTAATGCAATACCATCTGCACCATGTGGTTTAGGTTCTAACTGTGGTTGTTTAGCCTCGTACTCTGAAACATGAACCAAGGATCCATTCCATTCTCTAAGCATTTCTCTGTATGGAAACTCCATGCCAGATCTATCTGATATCGCTTTTGCATATTTACCTGTCGCGTACTTTGCCATTATGCTCCTGGATAATAAGCTTTAGGTGTAATGTGTGTGCTTGAAGCCGAACCATCCTCTGCCAAAGCTCTTGCAAACTCATCCTCATAAGCTAATTTTGTAGCTTGAATAAGTTGTGGTTGATATTTTTGTGCTAGATAATATGCGAGTCCTGATACCATACAAGGTACAAATCTGAATGGTACATCGGTTGCGTTTGTATAATCTCCAACGTCTTGAATTCTTTTTATAAAATAAAAATGCATGTCTCTAGATGCATTTGTAGAATCAGGTGTAGGATAAATATGTATTCTAACTTTATCAATAAATCTTTCTACCCAATATTGATTAGGTGTACCTTTAGATAATTTATTAGAAAAACCTGCATAAGTAGATCTATCTACTTTTGTCATTGGTGAATCTGATTGTGTAGTTTGAGTTCTGTTAGATCTTAATTGTGCCTCAAGAACATCGGACATTCCATAAATACCATTTGTTGGAGTGGTTGTTGCAGAAGTTCCATCAGCACTTTCTCTAAAAAAATCATAATCTGATTGACCTTCTATTAAATCAAGATTAGTTTCTTCTATTTCCCAATAGTGAATTCCTCTATTTCCCCATTCTTGAAAAAGAATATTTAAAGATCTTCTTGCAGATTTAAGTTGATACCCTGCAACATTTTGTAAACCAATACGTTCAAAAGCTTCTTCTACTATTTCATCAATAGCAAAAGTTTTATCAAATGTTGCTGTTCCAGAGGTAGTGTTAGCCATTTAACCTCCTAGCCGTCAAAATATACAGTTACCGCGTTACAACTT